TGTTAATTCTGGTTCAGACATTATACCCTCCTTGGTATCCTGCAATCGTATCTTTCCTTAGCATCCAACCGAACTCATTTTGATCTGAGATCTGTACTGCTGCGTAGTTTACCAGTAGCTGTGCATACTTGCTTCCATCTGCAGTGTGTGCGCCAAAACGATTTTTGACAGGTGCTACCTTTAGTATTCCTTGTGATGGGTCATAGCCCAGTGTAAGTATCAGTGCAGGTAACTGACTGACCTTTCCGTGAATTGCTCTGCGATGAGGTGGGTTGCTAGGTGACCCATACTCTGACTGTTCTGATACGTGGTGAAGCACCATTACACAGGCCTCAGTCTTGCGTGCCATATCGTGTAGCTCCATCATAATTGCTCTTAGTCCTGCCCATTCGTTGTCCGTCTCAGCGGTTATGTTCATTAAGTTATCAATGACAATCAACTCAGGTGGCTGTCCATAGAGTTCAACGTAAGCCCTGATCTCTAACTCCAAGTCATCAATGTTTGGAGAAGAATCAAAGACCCACTTGATGTGTGAAAGTTTGTCTAAGTGTGCGTTGTAATACTGGCTGTTGTCTGAAAGGTTTGCCTCTACTGTCACTTGTGAGTGACCAGATAGATGCGATACAGACCTCATCATTACAGTTGTAGTATCAGTATCTGCGGAGAAGAAAAGCGTAGGAACCTTGGCTTTGATTGCATAGATCAGAGCGAACATAGACTTACCAGCGTTAGGTGCAGCAGCTACCATACATACTTGGCCTCTGCGAAACTTAATACCTTCGGCTGCTAACCCATCCCACACATCCGGTAGTGGTGTGGCTTTGGTAAGCACTCCACTCCAAGCGCGGGAAAGATTAAGCAACGTCGTCCTCCTGATAGATTTTGATTCCTCGCTCACGTCTGATGCGTTGACGATCTCTAATCGTCAGAGCGCCCCAGATACCGTGAGCCTCGTTCTTAATACCCCATTCGGCACACTCTCTACGGTGAGGACATCTCTTGCAAATGTTCTTTGCAAAGAGAGCATCAACTGTAGATGCACCAGGGATACCAGATTCATTATCGGGAAACCAGAAGTCACCACCGATAGTTGCACAACTAGGAGCTTCGTATTGACTTGGCTCCCGCATTAGTTATCGAACCCAGATAGTGTCGCACTTATCTAGCGCACCCTTAGGTGCTGCACACATATAACCTGACCACGGACCCTTTTGTCCTACACCTGAACGTAGTGACATAACACCGTGCTTACAGGTATTACCTGAACCCTGTGGTGCTGGTGCCTGTGCAACTGGTGTTGCATTAAATGACTGAGCGATTGCTGCAACTGTTGGTGCTGGTGCTTGTACTCCACCTGATAGTTCTGATCCAGTTGAACGGATGTTTGCTGCGTTCATAGCAAGGTCTGCAAGACCTGCCTCTAGTTCTGTTGCAGTTGCTGCGTAAAGATTGATAAGTGTTCCATCATTTAACTTGTAATTGATTTGGAACTTTGTTCCTTCTGTAGCCATTTACTTGCCTCCACTTTGTTTGATTGATAGTCGCTGGCTTTCAGCTCCTACCTTCTTAGGGACAAACCCTAATAGTTTTTCTACCTGCTCACTGTCAACTGACTCGCGCCCTCTAACAGTTGTCCAACTTAATTCGATACCTGAATTAGTAGTACCCAGTACTCCTTCAAAGGATGTCTTCAAAGAATCCTGTTGTGTTTCTAACTCTTTAATCTGTGCTGCTAACTGTAGATACAACAGTGCATTCTTGTCAATATCTGCATCATCAATGATTACATCACTGACTGGTGTACGTTCTTTTTTTAGACCAACGCATCCCATCTCACCTGATGAGTCGTAGTACTTACAGTAATGTTGACAGTAACTTGCATCCTTCTCTGGTGCTGGCGCCTCTGCTGCTTCCTTAACAGCCGCTAGCCAACCGAGTGCTTCTAGTGCAATGGACTCATCGTAATCCTCGGTGTGAACCTTGACATCACGTTCGTCCCCGTCCCGTGCTATTGCAACAAGAGACACTCGGTTGACCGCATAGCCGTTCTTAGCTAGGAGGTAGCCGTATAGCTGTACCTGCCATCGTTGTTGTGTTGATGGAAAGTAAGAAAGGTTCCGGACCTTGCTTGTCTTCCAGTCAATCACATCACCAGTACCAGGTACGAAACAGTCAATGTGTGCTTTCATTCCATTGTATTCAACTGATGTCTCAATCAATACATCTGGATTATCTGCTAACGCTCTTTCAATTTCTGCGTGGATAGCAGTACCCATAATTGCAGCGAGTTTTAATTCGTTGTCATTAGTTTCAGGTTGATCGTTAAGTCGGTACCACACCTTACGTCGGCAACCACCTACCTCTGATGGACCAATCTGTACCTGTGTAGATCGTGAACGCTTAGCATCGCCTGCACGTAGTGCGGTTAACAGTAGTTCCTTTGGGTCAGTTGCTGTCATTGTTATCCTTATCGTGCAATAGATACGCAAGTCTACAAGCCATCCAACCTTGTTGGAACCAATGGTGTGCAGCGTATTCTTTTGTTGCAAAGATCTCTTTCATCTCGTGCTTGATGTGCACGCCCTCGTTATCCATAGCTCCTCCTAGAACCGTTCTTGGACTACTAACTGTATGGGCTTACCAGTATTAGCGTCAAGCACCGACGCAATCTCTACTGCTTTACGGGCGTGTCTTTTAGCAAAGGCTAACTCCATATCAGGTTTGATAACTGAAGAAAGGTAGCCAAGAGCAAACTGACCACCAGAACCGATGCCATATGCTCCGACATTGCTTTGGAAAAAAGAGAGATCACAAGCAACACGAAAGATATTGCCGTTAAAAGCAACGAGATAATCAAAACCGCCATCTTTATCCACCTTATTGTAGTCGTAGTTGTTATCGGTAAATGTTTGGTTGATACTTGGTATTACTTTCTTTCCCATAAACTGCACTGGATCTTCGCCACGATACATCGGTGGCTTCCAGTTATACGAAAGGATGTCACCTGGTCTCGTATCACCTGAGATACCGATGAGATACTTACCAACCTCAACGATCTTAGGTGTACTGGTGGCTAACGTCACAAGATTATCTTCTGTGATCTGTGAGTCAGCTACTAGAACTGCGTAATCAATACCCTCAAGCGCTGCGATTGTTGTCATACTAGTATGCTATCACCACTACGGCGTGTCGTCGCATAGCGACACCTACTAGGCACTACAATATGAGCCGTGAGGCGAATTAAACAGACGGGCGCCCTCAATGGGCGCAGTGGTACCAACCGTACAGTAACCCTGCGGTTCCGTCTACCAACCCTGCCATCGTTTAGATGGCGTAGGAATGCCCTTCCTGAGCCTTTCGGAACCGATCTGCGGGGTTTAGGACCACTTCACGTGTGTCCGTGTGGCTCACAAGTCTTTAGCGTTATGGCTAGCTTTGAAGATTACGAGTTAGTCTGGTACTTCTTAGATGCAACCTGTGTTAATTGTGGCAACCTAGTAGTTGTACCCTGTCCAGTTGACGCCCAGTAAAACGGCATAAAAAAAGAAGCCCACCCCTTTCGGGGTGAGCCTCTTCGTTTGCCTCGCGCTATGGGTTACTTAGACCCACGACCAAAGTCTGCTGACTTAGGATCTAGCCACTTCAATAGTGGACCTGCGATTGCAGATACACCTGCTGCTGCTAGTGCCTTTGGATCTGTTACACCTGCAAGGTACAGAGCTAGCACGGATGCTACTGCTGCACGGAGGTATGATGCGAGTACTGCCTTTGTTGTTTTGTTCATTGGTTCTCCTTCTTCTTAGGTAAAGGCTTAACTACTGCCTTAACTTTGTTGACAGCCTTTGGTTTTCCCAGCCAAGGGAACCAAGGGGAAGTGTCATCTCCACATCCGTCTTTAATTGAGATGTGAAGATGCTTGTTGTGTTGGTTGATACCGTCGTACTTGGATTCACCGTTCTTTACAGACCAGATCTTTCCGTGAAAAATTAAATACTTTACGCGCTTGTCTACTTTAAGTTGTTCAAACAAATCAAAGCAATCAATTCCATTAGTGGCATCGTGTGTTAAATCAACACCATATCCAGTGTTGTGATCTGAATTAGGATTCTGGTGTATGTGTGCTGCTGATGGAAGTAAACCATCCGAGGCTTTCTTGCGGGAAGGACATATCGCTGTGGCTTGTCGAAGGACAGCAATAGCGGCAGGCGTGGCTTTCTTTGCAACAGGTTTCATCGTTCATCTCTTTCCTTCTTGAATCATTATCTGATATAGAATTTCTACTTTTTCTTCCAGTCTTATGACGGAATCTTTGAGGCTTGATCCAGAATTAGGCTTAAGTTCATTGAGGTAATGTTTGACCAACCATTTAACAGCGCCAATGAAGCCACCTATAATTGTGCATACTGCAACAGCAACTGTTGCGTAGTCTTGTGCCTGCATTAGACCGTCCTAATGGTTTGGTAGGTTTCAAGTATCTCTAAAGCCCACTTGACTTTATCTTCTACTCGTTGCCCGTATGGTTGACTGGTTGACCAGAGTTCAAGGTTCTCAATTCGATTGTCTGCCCGATCTCCGTTTTTATGATGTACTGATTCGTGCGATAGTAATGGTCTACCTAAGTGTTCTTCCATTACTTCTCTATGTACTTTTACTGTTTTGTTATTCTTCTTGTAAACCATATATCCGTAAGAGTTTTGTTTAGGTTCATAGGCAGGATCTAAAGGTTTTTCTACTTGTAAATCACCAGTGATTCTTAATCTCTGCAAATGTCCAGTGCAATAGCCAAGACCCTTATGAGGTTTATTACAAGACTCAATAGAGCAAGTCCTGTCTCTGGGTTGGTATCCTCGCGCTCCCATCAGACGGTTCTTATTGTCACTAAGAGCACTCCACCGTAGCCGGTGAAGCGCTTATCTGATGGTGTCTTATTGATGAAGTCAAGCTCTTCGATGAGTCCAATATAAGACTCACCAGTTCTAAAGTCTTCAACACGGATGGTGTCACCTATGTTTTCAACAGATTCAAGCTGACTCATACGATCATAGGCAGAACCTTCAAAGCCAACCTCAACTCCGAAGTGATCTGACTCGTGGTCAAAGCAAGACAATGGATACTGGATAAGTCGTTGACGTGGGATAGCAGGTAGCGCCTTGATCTGGTAACCAGTAAACAGTGGACCTTTAGTTACATCTGTAGATGAACGAGTCAAAGTAAACTGGAATCCAAGGTATTCTTGAGATGCTTGAGGATAGTTAATGTTTACCTCTGGCACTACTGATTCCTGTGCAAAGGTACCAATGCGGTAGAAGTTATCTGCATAGTCAATAGAGTCAACGTACAACCCACCATTAGTGGTATCTACGCGAGCTTGCATCAGTTTGTAGATCTTAAGTTCAAGGGTGTTGTAGCGTACGTAACCTGTACGAATAGTTCCCTCTGCAATTAAAGTAGATGCTGATTCAATATAGATAGTTCCATCAGAACCATTGCCAGCGTTGCAGAATGCAAGGCGGTTGGTATCGCCAAGGAATGCACAGGCTGTTGTGTAATGGGCTAATGTATCTGATGGGTCATACAAGTCCCAGGCATAAGGGAACTGTAGGTTACCTAATGGTTGACCCATATCTATACGAGTAACGCCAACCTGACCTTCTACACCAGATGCTGCCCAGATATATCTATCACGGAAAGCAAAGTCATAGACTGGTTGATCTGATTCAAAGATTAAAGCACCATATGTAATGGAACCATCAAGTTGACTGGCATCAGCCATACGCATACCTTGGTTAGTACCGATAGCCAGATTGCCAAGGTAGTAAGAGATCTTAAATACAATCTCACCTACTGGTAGTTCTGCTGCAGTGATAGCACTGGTCAGCGTAGGCATATTACCTGTACCTGTCAGCGTAAACTTGTAGATGTTAGATTGGATACCGCTGTAGCCTGAGATGTAGATAGCAGCGCCACTTGATGTGATGCTAGTAAATACGTGGTCTACGTCATTGTGTTGATAGACCGCAGTAGGTAATGCTGTTGCTGTGCTAGAGAACTCATACACCTTGTCGTTAACACACATCACAAGACGTTCCTTGGTGTACTCAATAACAGCATTAGTCACTGTAATACCAGGAGTGCTAAACATAACTGTTGCTGCTGTTGTTGAATCTGCAGTAAGCAACTTCTTGTTTACTTCTAGTTTGCCAGATGCTACGTCATTGGTAACCCAATAAGCGTATACTCCATCATCGCAGATAGCATAGACAGGATCATCTGTGCCTGCGTTGTAGTCAATGAAGTGGATAACCTCAGCTACGCCAGTGCCTACTGGAGATACAATAGTAGATGTTACGTTAGATGCAGTCTTTGCATAAGTAAAAGTAGTAGTCGTAGGTACAGATGTAATGCGGTACTCACCGTTAAAGGTTGCATCCACACCAGTAATGGTGATCTGCATACCGATACATAAACCGTGTACTGCTGTAGTTGTCAGCGTTGCTACGTTAGAGGTCAATGCCTTATTGCTAATAGATACAGTGATCGCAGGAAATACTTTGTCTACGTCATACTCATCAGAAAGAAGAATACCGTCGTACTTAATACTGCTTGTGGTCCACTGAATAGATCGGGCATACTGCCAAGGACGACCATTGGTTTGAATACCACCAGTAACTGTGTGCTGGCTATCGCAAGACTTGAGCAGGGTTGCCTGTCCCTTAGTCCAGACATCTATACCTTTAGACTTTGTGTACTGAAAGCGAAGCGACTCATCTTGAATAGGTTCAAAGAACTTGATGCCTTGTCCATAGTGAAATGATGACTGGCTACGTAGCCACCAACCTGTGAGCGTCTGTTCACCTGGTTCACGTGACTGGTCAATCTGTTGCTTACGATACTGAGCTGTGACACGACGATAAGGTGCATCATCAGAGTTGAGCAAGAAGAACGGTAGACCAGCAATAGCTATATCGTAGGCCTCGCCAGTAGATGAGAAGTTAGTGGCACCTGCTGGATTGGAAAGTACGTAGGGTATTCCCTCTGTGATGTCGTCGCCGTAGGCCACTATGTCTCCTTAATTATTCTGTAGGTAGTTCAGGTGTTACAAATACATCATTAACTGGATCGTATGTCATTCCAATACCAGCGTAAGTTCCTCTAAAGTTATTGTTATACGAAGTCTGAATCCAAGTACCACCAAGATTGTCAATCAACCATTGGTAGCCTTCATCACCATTTGGATCATTGTTGTCTCCAGTGGTTACTTGTATTACGATATTGTTTTCATCTATCTCTGCCCAATGTGACATAGTTATACCGCCGTCTTTAGATAACGAACAATTACAATTCCTGAACCACCATTGCCACCCGCTTGAAATGAACCTGAACCATCTCCAGACGAACCACCACCACCGCCACCTGTGTTTGCAGTTCCATTGGTTCCTAGGGTAGTTGTTCCTGCACTGACATTTCCCAGACCACCAGCACCACCGCCGCCTACACCACCAGCACCACCAGAGCCACCCGTTCCTGAAACAAACTGACCAGCGCCACCAGCGCCACCAGCATAATATCCACTTGAGCCAGTTCCAGTTGCAGAAGCCCACGCTCCAAAACTTGAATTTCCATTACCAGCT